CTACTGTAAAAAAGGTGCCGCGAGAAGAGTAGCCCAACAGATCAGGAGTACCAAATAAAGCCCAATTTTCAAGCCTTGTCCACGATATTCCGGTAGTCGCATTTTTTAATTTCTTCCAAAGTTGTCGCTCTAACATCGGTGCTCTAATTACCCCTAGAGAGAGCTATAGTTTTCCAATTATTTTATTCATCGTAGCTCTTTCTGGTTCGGCTACGAGAACTAATCTATGCGTCTCGGAGTCTCCAACTAATCTATTTTCTAACAAATTAATTTCCTTAATGTCCATCATCTGACCATTAGGAAGTTGAATCTGTACCCTTGCGTTACCGCTAACAGGGCTCATAAAAAACTTATCTAAAGCTTGTCTGAAGTGCTTTCCATTTATCATTCTGATTTGCATTATACAAGAAATATTATATAATCGCAAGATTATGCCAGGACCAAAAAAGAGACTAACAGCAATGCAAATGAAGTTTGCCCAACTCATAGTCTACGGAGTTGAAGGGAATCCTATAACTAAAACAGAAGCAGCTAAACTAGCAGGCTACTCGGACGCTGCAAACGAAGGGTCTAAAATGACCAATCCCAATAAATACCCGCTCGTGTGCGCCCACATAAGCAATTTAAGAGATGAAGTAAGGGAGAAATACGGCATCAGCTTTGAAAAACATTTAGAAGAACTCGGAAACATTAGAGATAGAGGTAAAAAAGACAATAGGAATCTGGCAGCTGCAGCCACTACTGAAATAGCTAGAGGTAAGGTAGCTGGATATTATATTGATCAAAAAATTATTCGACATGGCAAGATTGATGATATGAATCTCTCTCAACTCTACGAGAGGATGAAAACAATCAAAGAGAAAAACAAGAAAGTAATAGAAGCTAAAGAAATTCTAGCCAAAGACTCTACAGAACCAGCTTAGTCATTTTTAAAACACACCCAACCGGCATAACATTTCTATCGGAAAAAACTTCATCTTTCGTATCATAACTACTGAATGTCCAAATAAACTTTTTAGTTTTTCTAAAGAGGTAAGCATGAGTGATCATCGTGGCACATTCAAATTTATTAAATTCTTCTGCACTAGCGTGACCAGCATCACCGGTGATATCGATCCAGTCAATAGTATAAAAATAATATTTCTTTTTATTAATTATAACATGCTTATATTTTGATTTCTTCTTCCTAGCCATTCCTATGTATACCCTCCCCCTTATAAAATTGAAAATAAAAATAGTGAATCATGTGCGCGCGTCCCTTAAGTTGTTGGTATTGCTAGCTTTTTGAACAATTGTATCTTTTGTATCCAATTGTATCCTGACAAAAGATACAAATTTGAGCGAATAAGTGTTGGTACATAACAATTCTAGCTTTTGTACCAATTGTAACCACTTTTAAAAAAAATAAAAAAAATTTTTTTTATTTTATAGAAAAAAGGGTATACATAGGGTACAATTGCAATTAATGGCTAATTTACTGCACTTTTTCATCCTTTTTTGTATCTTTATCGCCTTTTGTGTTTGGTACATTTTTATAATATTGGTCTGTTCTCTTCAAGAACTCATGTTGGTAGTCTACAAATTCTTTATCAAACACCTCAAATTTCTGAAAAAAGCCATCTTTTGAACACATTAGAATAATTCCAGACTGGATCTTCGTGCGGTGTACATAATTATGGGCCATCGCATACGCCCCAAGTTGGATAAAATAATCATCTATCCACTCCCTACGTTTAGGCTTGTTGGTTTGTTTAAAGTCTATTATACTTTCGCGTCCGTTATAAATTCCTACCACATCAGTCGCACCAGCATACAATTCTGGGTAATATAGGGTAACCTCACTGCCCCATATTTCATTTAAGTCAATTAAACCCTCACTAATTATCTTCTTCGCCATTGGCTCAGCTTCCCGGCCCACGCTCGTCAGGTCCTTGTGCCCTGTTCCCCGAATATAAGCATCGAGATAAGTGTGCATTGCCGTCCCTCTCATCGCTGCAATATCTCTGACTCTATCTGCTGCCTGAGCCCCGAGTCTTGCCTTCCAATCCGCTAATGATTTCTTCTTCTCCTCCGACTGAGTAGCGGAAATAATAGTCGTAACACTCGGTAACTTTGTGTGTCCAATATCATAGTGACGTTTTCCATCGATCAGGGACCTTTGAGACTTGGGGTATATAAATTTTTTATTCCATTTCATTAGCAAATTTCCTTACAAGTTCGTACCATCTCTTCTTCCAGTACTCTAATCTAGTTTTATTCCACATAATAGCTGCATGGTTTATTTCTTTCATTTTAATACTCCGTTATACCATCCCAACAAAAGAGCTATTCCAATCATAAATATAAATAGATAGATCAGAAATTTTAATTCTCCATTATATTTCATCCACCCCATCCTAACGCAGCACCAAGTACGATTCCGATAAGCATAAGAGGTATCACTATGGTAAGTGGCCATAACTCTAAAATTTCTAATATAAATTTTTTAGTTTTCTTTTTCATAAAACAACTACTAACATATAAAGGGCTAATAAAGTCATCAAACCTAAGAAGGTAAATACAAATATAAAGATCTGGTTCATTTCCAATACTGCTCCTTTAGGCATTTCCGAACAGCTAGTAATATTAATATTTTAAAACCACTCACTGATTCCCTATAAGGGGAGTCTATCCGAAATAACGGCAATGCTAATGATGTGCATAGCGCTGTCATTTAACACTTTTGGTATGTTGCCAGATATTATTATTAAAGACTCTAATTAACCGGCTGAGTTCTATATTATATTCTTTACCTTGTTTATTGGTGAACATAACCCTGCAGTCTTCACACGGTATCTTATTTCCTTTCCAAAGTAATATTACTTCATCTTTCTTCATGTTTTTATAGCCTTTCCTCTATAGAGATAGTATCTCTTTTGCACTTTGTAGCCATTGTCCTTGCACCATTGGTCAGCATACTTTTTAATTTGTCTGGACTCCTCCTGTGCTCCTCCATGCTTATTCTTTTCGTTCGTTGGTTTGTCTAACTGATTCTTGATAACTTTCATTTAGTTCCTTCTTCTCCTTTTCTGCTTCTTCTAAGAAGTCTTTAACATGTTTAACTTTAACATCATCGCTGATGATTCCTTTTATTTTCATTTCCCACTTGGTAATGATGTCACTAATCTGTTGAAATGGATAGTTTCTAGCAACCATATCATTACGGTACTCTTTAATTTCTTTTAAGAATTCTTCTATCATTTCTTCCATTTCTTGTAGCCTTTAGCCCAGTTGTGACGATGAAGTTTGTCCCACTTCGCCCAGGCCCATGCATTAAGCTGACCGGACCAGCCTTGGATCCATAATAATATTTTCATTTTTAATTCTCTCAATGTAAAGTTCCTTTTTTAATGTCAAAAGGTGTAATCTCTACGTCAGCGGCAACTTTCATAATTTTATCATAATCTTCTTTACTTAAATGAGTCTTGTAAAGTCGCTGGGCAATGACCATTAAACAGCCCGCAATCATTTCAATAGAGTGGTGCTCACTTAGAAGCCGTACCACATGTTCTAAAATTTGTTGATAGACTTTATCTTGTTTATTCATTTAGCTCCAAATCCTCCTTTTCCAAAAACTTTTTTAGAAAAAATTTTGTCATAGTGATTGATAACCATTTCTGATTTTTCCTTTTTTACAATTAAATACTTTGCCACCTGCTTAAGGATTCGGTAAACCCCTCGGTATCCAACGCGCCACCGGTGCTGGTCTTGCCACTTGTCATGATTGGGATATGTTTTCATGTCCCTGACTCCTTCACCCGTAGTCTCCATCAAATAATCGATTAACCTTCCATCCACTTGAGGAACTTCAAGACGAATGTTCCATACAGTATGAACTGGTTTTCCTGGTCGGTTGTGACGAACCCTTTGTCGTTGTTTAAATTCGATATAACCTTCGCCGTCTATAATCGCGGCAACATAGGCCCGTTCTGTCGGTGTCATTATTCTCACTTGTTGAGTGCCTTTCTTAATTCTTCTGCGTGCACTAGATTATCATATTGATGTTCTTCTTTAGCCCGCGCAAGAGCTGCTTTAAGTTCTTCAATTTCTTTTCGTAAAGCTTTCACCTCCGGAGAGTTTTGACCTATGCCTTTAACAATAGTTACTTCTCCTTCAGCTTCTTGTCTTTTCTTTTTTTCCTCTCTCCACATTTCAAGTAAAGTTTGATAACTAGAATCTTCCTTTATTCTTTCAATGTCTTCACTTGTCATCATATCTAACACTTTCATAAAAATGAGTTTTGATGTCTTTGTCTGTATTAATAATAGTTAAGAAGTCCAATCCACCATATACTTTTGCATAAGTGTTGTGACTAATAGCTACACTGCCGCCGCTTGTTAATAAAGCAAACTCACTGCAGCTCGTGCATGCCATTAGAAGTGATAATAATATCATTCTTTTGATCATTAATTTCTCCTTCTGAATTGCACATAGGACATTGTACTACTTTGTCCAGGGGTTGGTCTACACTTTCTTTAACTGTGAAATAACCATTTCCTTTACAACGCGGACAAATCCTAACGTTATTTTGGTTTTGATTTATCTTTACCATTGATCCTTTGCATTTCTTTATTAACTAAAATGTTAATAGTTCCACTTCTACTTTGTACAATGTGTGGAGTAATGATCTTACGAATCTTATCTAAATTTTGATAAGTTTCTCTGGCTAACGAAACATTTTTATATCGACTAATGTCAGTCATGTGTTATACCTCTTTCTGTTGGTTTCATATATCTGTAGGATATATCCCATAATATAATAGCTGTCAATAGAACTATGAAATATATTTTAGTACTCTGGGTGTGCTCGTTTTTGAATGGTCAACAATGCCTGCCTCCAGTGGAATACCCTGTCGTGTATAGTAGCTGGTATGAGTGTTCTCGTACCGCACATAAGGAGTCTTTACGCCTTATGACTAAAATGGGGTATGCTTATGTTAATAAGCATCAAATTGCAATGAAGTATCATTGTAGAGAAATTATAACTTATTAGTTACTTACAGATACATCCATAAAAATCTCCACTACCATCGTTCATCACGTAAGCGTTGATAGGGGATTCAGCATATGTGGTTAGTTTTAATCTAAGTATATCACAAAGATCAAAACAATTTATTTTACTAAATAACTCTATACCAGCCGTAAGCGCTTTTGTTACTGGTACGAGATAGTACATTCCATCACTAAGGACGATTAGGTCCATACTTGTTCTCCATTTCTTTTTCTCTTCTTTTAATGGGAAGTTCCATTACTCTATGCACATACGCAGGTTCACGACCTGCATACTCACATACTTTTCTGAAATTCCAACCTCCTGTTTTAAACCAAGAAATAGCTAGACGGGCTTCTCTCCAGTCTGTGCAATAAATCGCGTCATGTGCTGCTTTACTTAAAACAGAAACCCATAAGTCGTGCTCTGGAGTTCCTTCTTCCTTTATTTCATGTACGAATTTCGGGGCGTATATCCCTTTCATCGTTCCTCTTATTTCCCCATCTAATAATTTTATCTGATTTGGGTGCTGTTATTTTTATTTTAACACCGAACCTTCTCCATGCTTTACACATACTATTTAGTTCTAAAATCAAAGTGGCCCATTGTTTGTGGCCAACTTCATCAATGGTTAATGTTATCTTTCTATTCATTCTAAAGAGTAATATAAGAAATTATAGGATAAATGTCAAGGTCTATTTTCTTATAATATGCTTTCTTAATGCTCTAATTAATTCTTCTACCTTATCAATAATAGATATTAAAGATGGGTCTGTGATAGAAGACTGTTTAGCTTTAAGCTCATCATACTCTTTAAGAGGTATAGTTACAGTACGTCTTGAGGTATGCTCATCTTCATACGTAGCCTGTTCAGCTCTTTCTCCATTTTCATAATCATCTTTCATATTGGTAATATAAGGGAGTTATTTTAAACTGTCAACGTCCCTGGCTAACATATGGCTTATAGCTGCGTTTTTCGGATTTATTCATATTTTTTTTATGGCGTCCAATCTTCTTTTTACTTCTCTCGCGATAGGTATTAACCCCAAACATTCCTTTTTTAGCCATTTTCTTCTGGGGTGTTAGAATGTTGGGTTAAAATTGGGGGCTTACTGCCTGCTACACCAGCAGGGATATAACTAATTACTCCATTAACTTTTTGTTCTGTGTCGCCGCCACAGTTCATACATCTATAAAAATTTTTGTAAAGGGATACAAAAATAGTGGAAGAATCACATACTGGGCATTTTCCATTAGTGACTTCTGCCCTTATATCAAAACCCCTTCCAAAAATATCTTTTCCAAATTTGGTCATCTTGTTTCCTATTGTATTTAGTTTTATCTTTTATAATTTTAGGTGTAAAGAACTTTAAAGCTTTAGCAATTGGATTTCTTTTTTTAATAACGCGATTCTGCTTCATAACTATCGTCTTCATACCCATGATCCAGAACCTCTAGAATTCGTATACGGCCTTGAGTTTCCCCTTTTTCTTCTATGTGTTCTACTCTTGCCTTAATATTATTACCGCATTTAAATTGAATGCGCTCCGGCTCGATCGTGCGCATCGCGATCCTCTTCGCCTTTAGGCAGTCGCTCATTGATTTTTGGTATGTGTGCTCGACTAACTCTCCATTCATAAAGAGACAAAGTGCTACGCATATAATTACTTCTTCCATTAATGATTACCTCCATTACCAAATTCTCTTTGTTTATCTTTTAATTTTTCAACATCTGATTGTAGCTTCTCAACGGCTTTAGTTAAAGCTGAAATATTAACTTCATTATGTAACATTGAGTCGACACGTTCCTGAAGCTTGTCAGTTTGTTTATATAATTCTTCGATCAGCATAAATTGCTCTGAATCAGCGGGGTAAGGATCCGAGTAATCCACGAGGCCATTTTATTCTGAACTCTGAATTCATTTCGAGATCCTTCTCCATAATTTGTAGTTTAGTTGCGTGTGTATTTAATTTTTCTTGAATGCCGAAAAAAGCCCAGGTGCCGATCGCTACCAGCGCGATGAGGCTGGCAACCG